TAATAATACTAAAATTAACCCCAATATTAATAATAAATCCGTCTTTAATATTAACAGAATCATTAACCATTCTATATTGAGATAAGTATGTAGTTAAATTTTGTTTTAAAGCGGAGGATGCTGTATTTAACTGATTATTTACGTTATATGACAACACATATAAGTCTAATACGGAGTTAGATTCGCCTGCAGACATTGATTGGGCTTTAGTAGGTTCAATGTATGCTTTTGAAATAACTCCATAGTTAGCAGGCATAGAAAGTGATCTAATTAAATAATCATCTTGAGTTACATTTCGTAATTGTGAAGCAAAATTAGCAGATGAATTTTGTCTAATTTCTTCTATTGAATTTCCATCACCACCACCATCTGCGGCTATTAGGTTGGTTGTAGCTAAAGTAGAATATACAAAATTTGCTGTATTTGTTATTAGTCCTGAATTTAAAAATTGTGTTGTTCCTGTAAAAGATGTTAATGAATTAGCAGGTACATTGGAAATTGCTCCTCCACCTGTTAAATATCTAACTGTTAAAGTAGTATTAGAAGGTGCTATACCATAAGTTTTAGTAAATAGGAAATTATTAGGGGCATATGCTGTTGTTAATTTTGATTGTTCAAAAGGTAAACCAATACCAACATTGTTTGGGTTTGGTATAATTGTTTCGTCAGTATCATTAGCTGTACCTGCACCAAACTGGATTTGTAATGAACCAGAATCTAAAAATCTAGTTACAAATCTACGCTGGATTTTTTCTAGTTTTAAAATATACGGTGTATCTCCTGAGTATTGAGATAAATTAGGATCATTTTGATTAGTATTTTTTATAGAATCAAATACCATTTCTTGTCCTAAATAATCTACTTCATACCATTTATTATTATCAGAATCCACAACATCTAAAATACCTACTATTTTATTACTATTAATTCCAACAGTTGAAAAAGGAATAGGACTAGTAAAGGAAAAAGTCGTTGTATTAATTTTTGATGAAATTGCTTTTCTATCTTTTTTTAGAAGAAAATATGTAGGTGTAGTTCCTGTTATTTCATATACAGTTACTTCGGTTGGGTCTCCAGAACTTGATACTGAAAAGTCTATTGGATCTTGAATTAAAAAGGGAATTTTATTTACTGTAGTTTGTGTTACTGTTGAATTAGGTTCAATATATAAGGCATAAGTAAAATCAGGGATATAAACTGATCCTGATAATATAGCTGGAACTTGTTGATAAAAACTTATATTAGTAGTGGAGACTTGGGTTACATTTGGTTTGTAACCAAACATATACGCTAACTCATATAAATTATTTGTTTGGCGAGCATATTGTAAATATGTTTCTTGTAATTGATTATCTAAATAAAATGATAAAACATCACCTACATAGGCGGCCATTTCCATAAACATCATACCAGGTGATGCGGGACTAAAGTCGTTGTAGGTTGTTGGGAAATAAGTTCTAGCGTAATCAATAAGACTAGCTCTTAATTCAGTAAAATCTTTATTAATATAAGATATATTTCTTCTAGTAGCCATTATGTAAATTGGATTTGGATTGTATCATTTATTCCTGTATTTTTTATAGAATATTTCATAACTATTTCTACTTCATTATTATCATATGAAGGAGTTGCTATTAATTTTTCTACAATAACATTAGGAAAATATGATGTTATTTGAGTTTGTATATTTGTTGTTAAGTCACTTAAATTACCTGTTGTAATTTGTTCAAAAACAAATTTTCTTAAATTACCACCAAAGGTAGGATTTAAATATCTTTCGGGTTGGTTAGTTAAAAGAAAATTAATTAAATTATATTTAATTGATTCTTGAGTTGTATATGTAGTTTGAAAAACACCAGGGGCATTAAAAGGTAAAGCTACCCCTACCCCAACACTTGGTTTAGTATCTAAAGGGAATATTTTCTTTGCTCCAAATGCCATTATTTATTCATTAAAGCCATTATTTGGTCTAATCCTACACTACCTTCAGGTAATGTTCCGTTAATAGCATCTACAGGTCCGTTTGCTTGAAAATTACCAGCATAAGCTGTTGTTGCTGCTCCTCCACCCTGTATTTCCTCTAAAATACCTCCAAACATTGCTTGTCTTTCTTGAGGAGTTAATTGTTTAGGTTTTGATAAATGTGGTTGAGCGTAAGTGTCTTTAATTGACTCCGTAACAATTGTTTTAGGGGCCCGAACAGCTTCCAATAGAATATCTTTTAATTCTTCTTGAATAGCTTCTCTTACTGCCTCTTTAATAATTTTTTTAAAATCTGATGGTTTCATTGTTTATAAATATTAAGTTAATAAGCTTTTAAATTATCTCTATCGATTATTAGTTTTAATTCATTAATTAGAGTTAAATCATCTGTTGTAAATGATAATTCTGTTTGTATTAAAACTATACCTTGTTGATTTTTACCAAGTGCTCTTCTACGAGTAACAGTAGGTGTATAAGGAACTTCTTGTATTTCAATAATAAATCCATTATATGTTGTTAGGTTTTGTGTTATATCGGCTTGTGATTGAGCATCTGCTATATCTTGGATTTCTTTAGATATTGGAATAAGTGAATTCATATTATTAGGATCACATTTTTCTAAAAATACATCAATTGATTTTAATAAGGTTACTGCTGTTAGTATAAAACCACTAATAATAGAGGCAACTAAAGCAGCACCACCAATAATTGAATTTAATTTAGTTAATCTTGAATTACCTTTTTCATCAATAAGGGCAGATTGTTTTCCCGCGCTTAAAGTATTTAAAAGAACTGGTAAAGTTGCTGCTAATGGAGGAAAAGATGCTGCTGCTATTTTAGCAGCAATTTTTGCTAAATCTATTCCTTTAATAACACCTTCTAAAATACTTAAAAATGTAGAAACACCAGTTAAAGATATTGTAATAATATTTAATATTTTACCTATTTTATTTAATTGACTTACTATTAAATCTCTTTGTTGTCTAATTTTAGCTAAAGTAGCAGCATCTGGGCAAGAATCAGTATTAATATATTTTTGTATATAAGTAATTATTAGATTTTTTATTGCGGGTTCAATAATTTTTTTTACTTGATTGCCTATTATTAATAATAATAAAGGTAGTTTAGCAATGCCCATTGCTTTTAAATCGGAGGGAGTAGCCTTTTCTATTTGAGAAGCATCTATGTTATTATCTTCTTGTTGATTTAATATAACTTGATCATCCGCTGCTTCTTGTAAACGTTTTTCCTCTACCTTTTCTGGTGTTTGCGTTGGGATTAATTGAGGAGGAGTTGGTGGTGTTGTTGGGAGAGGTGATAATACTTCTTCAATAATTGTGGGTTCTGAATCATAAAATTCAAAAATTAGAGTATTAGCTTGTTCCTTTTCAGTTGATCCTATTAATTTATTTCCTTTTCTAATTAAAACTCCTTCAGAATTTAGTAAAACTGCTGTTCTATATGGACCTAATTTCTCAAAAGTAATAACATCACCACTTGATAATCTAATATATGGAGGATTTATAGCCATTATATAGTAAAATTAGATTTAGATTTTAATTTTTCAAGATTACCCTGAATAAATTTAAGTTGGGTTGATAATTGACTTGCTGCTAGATTAAATGGTACTAATGGTGTTCCTGGGGCAGTTGCTACTAAGGTAGAACAAACTTGTAAAAATTCACTTAAATTTTTAATTAAATAATTTAAAGTAGAAATTGTACTATTTCCTAACAATAGTGGTTGGGTAGCATTTTTAGAACCTAAATATAATTTTCCTGATTGTATAGTAACAGTAGGAGCATCAATATTAACACTTTCAACCCCATTTAAATTAATAGATTTATTTGAACTTAATAATATATGATCTACTGATGAATTGAATACTAAACGTCCAGATGTAATTATAATTTGGTTTTCTGTGTATTCAGAAGGTAATGTAGGAGGGTTATTTTTATAACTTACATATGAAGTACTTGCAGCTTCTAGTGGGAGTTTTTGTGTTGAGCCAAAATAAACTGAACTTAAATCGGTGTTAATATCCTCAGTAATATAATCCCAACCATTTTTAACATCTACTCCTTGACCATTTCTAATAATTAAAATAGGATCTCCATTTAAACCAACGGATGACCAATTGTTAGGAGTATCAGCAACTGTGGAACCAAATCTAATACTATTTCCCCATCTACCTTCATAAATTACATCTCCCTCAAAAGGCCTTAAAGGATTAATTGTATCTCTTTCAAAAAATGTTTTACCAAAAGTAATTTCTGTTGGTTGATTTGTAGTTAATTTAGGACTTCCAAAAAATGCTTGATTATATGTTTTTTTCTGTGTTGGTTGTAAATTACCATCTGCGAAGGGGAGTGCATTATGGTGGGGGTGATTCCAAAGACTTAAAACATTTAAATAGTAAAGGGATTTAGAAGTAAAATCTGCTTTAATTCCTACATCAGGTAAATTTAAAATTAAAACTAACTCATTAATTAAAGGATAGTTTTTTATATTAGATAATAAAGGTTTTGCTTTTTGTTCATAATGAGAAGTATTCGTACTGGTAATATCTTGGGGAGTATTTTTATAATCAGTAAATTTAATACTTCCAATATCTTGAGGGTTAGTTGATTCTAGGATAACATCTATTACTCGTGCTACAGTAAATGAATTAACATTTTCAAGGGCTTTTGAAACTTCCGATTGCGAACGTGGGATAGAAGAAATATTTGAAGCTGCTGGAAATCCATATTTACTTGCCATTATTTATCTCCTTTTAATTCATTCATAGCAGCTAATAACTGGTCTTTTTCCTCATCGGAAATAGTAAGAGAACCATCTGCGGTTGCTGTTGCCATAGCTCGTTGAGCTAAAGCAGCCATTT